ACAAAGGGGTTCCAGGAAACAAAATCACTGCTATTGCAGGTGAATCAAGCACAGGCAAAACGTTTTTCTGTCTTGGTATCGTACGTCATTTCCTCGAATCTAATCCTGATGGTGGGGTTATTTACTTTGAGTCTGAAAGTGCGTTAAGTAAAGAGATGATCGAGTCTAGGAATATTGATTCCAAGCGTATGATTATAGTACCTGTCACTACAGTGCAGGAGTTTCGGACACAAGCAATTAAGATTCTTGATACTTATATGAAGGATAAGAATCAACCACCTATGATGATGGTACTTGATTCATTAGGTATGCTATCCACTTCTAAGGAGATGGAAGACAGTGAAGCAGGTAAAGAAACAAGAGATATGACACGTGCACAGGTAGTTAAATCTATCTTCCGTGTGTTGACATTGAAACTTGGTAAAGCAAATGTTCCTTTAATAGTTACCAACCATACATATGATGTGGTGGGTGCTTATATGCCTACCAAAGAGATGGGTGGAGGTAGTGGTTTAAAATATGCTGCAACTAATATCATCTACCTTAGCAAGTCTAAGGAGAAGGATGGTAAAGAGGTTATCGGTAATATTATTAAAGCAAAACTTGCTAAGTCTCGACTTGCTAAAGAGAATGCTCAGGTTGCGATCCGTTTATATTATGATGAAAGAGGATTGGATCGTTACTATGGTTTGATAGAATTAGGAGAAAAATATGGAGTCTTTGAGCGTAAAGGAAATCGCATCGTTGTCGGTGATAGTTCTGTATATCCTTCTGCAATGCTTAAGGATCCAGATAAATATTTCTCGTCAGAAATCTTACAAGCACTAGATGAGTGTGCTCAGAAGGAGTTTTCATATGGATCTTAAAGATTATATCATCACCTATGATGATGTTCTCGATGCAAACTTTTGCAAGAATGCTATCGATTTATTCGATAACGAGATTGATAAGATAACTCGTCAGGATACTGATTTGTGTGCTTTCTCTATGTTAAATGTCACAGAGGAAGTAGAAAAGAATCAGAATGTAAAGTTTAATCCTGTACATCAACAGTGCTTACTTGCCATCAAGTCATGTGGTGAGAAGTATATGAAAGATTTGGATTGTGAACGTTACTGGCCTAGACAGAACTCACTAGAGCAAGTTAAGATGATGAAGTTTCAGCACAGGACTGCTGACCACTTCAACCGTCACATAGATGTTGGTGACTATGCATCTGCTAGACGCTTTGTTACCTATCACATGTTTTTAAACGATGACTTTGAGGATGGAGACATATACTTTGATGACATTGACTATGCTATCCCTGCAAAACGTGGTAGAGTAGTAATGTTCCCTGCGACATGGACGTTTGCTCATTCATATAGAGCACCGAAAGAGCAGGATAAGTATTCTCTTATAACCTACTTACATTATACATGAGTTTAAAGATAGAAGAGATCACCTTAAGTAATCTCATATTTAATGAGACATATACTAGGAAGGTCTTACCATTCATAAAGGATGAGTACTTTGATACTCATACTCATAAGGTATTGTTTAATGCCTTATCAGATTATGTAAATAAATTTGAGGCTACCCCCGAACCTAATGCCCTAAAGATAGAAGTAGAGAAACGTCGGGACATCTCCGAGGAAATATATCAGGAGGTCGAGCAGTTTCTTAATAATTTAGATAGGGAAGCGTATAACGAGGACTGGCTTGTTGAAACCACTGAGAAGTGGTGCAAAGAAAGAGCAATTTATCTTGCTCTAATGGAGTCTGTCAAGATAGCTGACGGACAAGACAAGACACGTACAAAGGATGCGATACCTAGTATCATGTCTGAAGCCCTTGGTGTGTGTTTTGATGATCATGTAGGACACGATTACATACAGGACTCTGATGAACGATACGACTTCTATCACAAGAAGGAAGAGAAGATACCATTTGATCTTGAGTATCTTAACAAAATTACAAAAGGTGGTCTACCTAATAAGACTCTTAATATCGCACTTGCTGGTACAGGTGTCGGGAAGTCTTTATTCATGTGCCATGTTGCTAGCTCCGTGCTGCTCCAAGGGAGGAACGTTCTCTACATTACAATGGAGATGGCAGAGGAGAAAATTGCAGAGCGAGTTGATGCCAACCTCTTGGACATCCCAATCCAATCACTCAACGACCCACTCCTCACAAAAGAAAAATACTCCTCCAAGTTGCTTCAGTTAAAGAAGAAGACACAGGGTAAGTTAATCATCAAGGAGTATCCCACAGCATCAGCACATGTGGGTCACTTCAAGGCACTCTTAAATGAGTTGTCCATGAAGAAAGGATTTAGTCCTGATATTATATTCATAGACTACTTAAATATATGTGCTTCAGCTAGATATAAAGGGACTATAGTTAACAGTTATACCTATGTCAAAGCGATTGCAGAAGAACTTAGAGGTTTGGCGGTTGAGTTTAATGTTCCTATCGTCAGTGCAACCCAAACAACTCGTAGTGGGTTTGCTAACAGTGATGTCGATCTTACTGATACCTCTGAGTCATTCGGTCTTCCCGCTACTGCTGACCTTATGCTTGCTCTCATCAGTACAGAAGATATGGAACAACTCGGACAAATAATGGTCAAGCAGTTGAAGAATCGCTATAATGATCCTACAATGTATAAGAGATTCGTTGTAGGGATTGACAGAGCGAAGATGAGGCTGTATGATTGTGAGCAAAGTGCACAAGATGATATCATCGACGCAGGTGATATCGAACCAACAACTAATACTAAGAAACAATTCGAGGGATTTAAAGTATAATGGCAGAAAATTTAACCAACCAAGCACCTTCTGATCCAGAACAGGATAAAGCTGCTGAAGAGTTGTCGAATGCTAGTCAAGATAAAGTAGACTCTAATAAGGATCAAGCCAAACAGATGGCTGATGATGCACCAAAGACTGCTGAGGACTATGATACTGATGAGCGTATGGGTAGTGCTCCTGCTGCTCGTAAAGTACTACAAGATAAGAAAAAGAAATCAAAAGAGAAAGGTGGTAAGAAAGAGAAGTTTGAGATTGACTTAGATAACTACATGGCATTTGTAGATAGAGTTACATCAAATGCTAGTAAGAATTTCCCTGACTTAATAGACAGATATAAAGAGTTGCATGATGCTAAGTGTAACATCTCTCGTCTTGACACTGCTGCATCAGGTATGTGCTCTGAAGCAGGTGAGTTTATGGAGATAGTTAAGAAGTTAAAGTTCCAAGGCAAACCATATAACAGAGCAAACAAAGAGCACTTAGAGAAAGAGTTGGGTGACATCATGTGGTATGTTGCACAAGCAGCACTAGCATTAGACCTTAGATTAGATGAGGTTATCTATACTAATACTCTTAAGTTAGCAGCACGTTATCCTAATCAAATGTTTGAGGTAGGATACTCAGAAAACAGAGCACCAGGGGACATATGATATCATTAATACCTGACGACAACCCTAGACCAGAAGAAGAGATAGCAAACTTCTGGTCATCTGCCAATAGGGATGCTTCCTCAAAAGAGTTACTCTATGTTATGGACAATAAGATAGATGATTTACATAGGAAGTTAGATAGATTATCAGGTGATGACTTAGTTGCACCACCAGAGGTGGAGACACATGGTAGTCTGTCAGTTGTGGTACCAATGGATGATATGAAAGACATCGTTGCTCAACTATGGAAGTCACGTGACACTGAACCAAGGGTGGGTGAATTATGGAGAAAATATAAAGATTTAATATTTGAGCTTGACAAGGAAGAAGAAGGGTAGTATATTAAAAGGGTGAAGAAGGCCACTTCACATGGGAGTGACTGAATAAACTTACTGGCATATAGCTGGTTAAGGTGATGAGACACAGGTGGTGCTGCTCCTAGGGAACTAGGAGAATCGACTTACCAGTCGGGTCTCAGGCAGAGGAGAAATTCTAAACTGTAGAAATGCCCTCCTCTTGATGGTACACAGGACTCCATCCTCCCCACCCACACACAAGAGAGACTAAATAGAGGGTAGAGATACCCTCTATTTTTATGGCTTACGAACCGTCGGAAGGATTGTTTGCAGGTCTAGCGTTGGTTCCACATAATGTATTAGATGCAGCAAAGGATAATAAAATTTGCTTTGAGAAATTGATGAAGACTGCTAGAGATAATCTAGCAGGTCCAAAAGTGTTAGATGCTTCAGACGAAAAGACAAAGAATGGTATGATTGCTGCCACTGATATTGATTCAGCGACAGCAGCAAAACAGAAAGCAATTTATGCTGACCTAGCAGCAGCATTGTCTGCTATACTTGGTGCTAGAAATAAAAAAGATTCTATACCAGATAATGTATACCTGACAGGTAACAAGTGGCATCCAAACGTGGAGAAGTTTAAGATAGAAGCGTTTGGGATGAAAGATTATAATTCATCTGACGTTATCTTACAGTTTGGTAGTGAGTATCATGGTATATCTTTAAAGAAGAAACCCAAGTCACAGTCAGCAAGTCCCACCCTTATCAACAACGCATTCTCACAGTATGTTGAGGGTGATGACTTGAAGTTTGCAAAGGATATGTTGGATGACCATAGGATTAAATTCTTTGCGGGTGTTATCAAGGAAGCATGTGATGACCCTAAGTTATTGAAGGGGTTTGCTACCAAGTATGATAAGGGTGGTAAGTCTATCGCTGATTTGAATCCAGATAACCTTGCTGATGCTAAGGAGTTATGGAATATAAGAGTCCCAAGAGTAAAGAATAATAAGGTAGAAAATATTGCATTGATAAACCTTAAGTCTGAGAATGAGTTAGCAGACAGAGATGGTTTGGTACGAAAAATAGATTCAACTGGTAAGCAAGAAGAGTTTAGGAAGTTTGTTAACAGTAAGCTAGTCAGTCAGGGTAATGTATTGAACCCATTGTATAAGGGTTTCTTAGATATAATGAATAGACCTAAGGTCAAAGATAAACTAGCATCCACTCTATTAAATAGGGTGTTAAAGTTAAGTCTCTTAGATGAGTTGGACACTTGGGGTGACGCAGAATTTAAATTTTATCTGACAGAAGGTGTTGGAACTGTTGGTAATAACATGGAACCACTGGTAGGACATGCTAATGTAGTTGATTTAGATAGTATTATAGTTGCTATAGCAGCATATCGTAATGCTAAGACTACTATAGAATTAAATAAGACAGAGACATTTAGTCCAGGTAGAGAAGCAGCAAAGGTATTCTTTACTGTTGTTAAGGGTGCTGAGAGTAAGGATAGAATGCCTATACTTGATATTGAATTGAGATACAAGGGTAGTTTCACTGCCTATCCTCAGTTCTTTGCAGGTATGACCAAGGAATTTAAGAAATTCTTAGAGACCATGGTCCCGTACTCAAACTGACCACTCATCCACCCATTACCCACACTAACCTGCTATAATAAAGACATGGCAAAGAACACACACCTTGAGCACCTTGAAGATGATATATTTAATCAGGGGTATGCGGGTGCAAAGAATTCAATTAACTTCCTCAAGTCATTAGAGGAGATGCTATCTACTGGTCACGGTGGTACCAATACTAGGGTGACCGTGAAGTGGGATGGTGCACCTGCTATTATATGTGGTAAGGAACCTCAGACAGGGATGTTTTTCGTTGGCACTAAGTCAGTATTCAATAAGACTACCCCTAAGATTTGTTTCAATGAAGAGAATATAGACTATCATTATGAAGGTGCTATCAATAATATACTTAAGAAGTGTCTCAATGAGTTATCTAAACTACCTATAGATGGTGTGTTACAAGGTGACTTATTATATTTTGACGTACCAATGGTGGTACAGATGTGTGGTAAGAAATGTTATAAGTTTAAACCAAATACCATTACATACTGTGTGGAATCAGATACTGAGATGGGTAAGAAGGTAGGACAAAGTAAGTTAGGTATAGTATTCCACACCACATATCATGGTGATAGTATCACTGAGATGCATGCCTCTTTTGGTGCTGATGTGAAGGGTTTGCAGGGTGTTAAGGACGTTGCAGTATTCTCTTCAGACTTCCAGAATATAGATGGTAAAGCAAACCTTGGTACCTCTGAGAAAGCAAAACTTAAGACCCTAGTAGCATCTGCCGATAGGAATCTAAGAGCAGGTCAGAAATTCTTGAATGATATCAAAGAAGAGCGTGGCACGTTTGCCCATAATGCCCTGTTTAAGATATACTTCAACAGAGTAATCAAAGAGAATAGAATACCACCTTCCTCTGCTACGATGGCCAAAGGATTCTGTCACTTCGTAGATGAAAGATACAATGCTGAGATCAATAAGAAGAAGACAGATAAGGCAAAGAAAATGTGGCAGGAAAGAAGGAACAAAGCTATAAATTACCTAAATAAAAGTAAGAGTCCAATGTATTCTGCCCTCAGTGGGTTTAGGAATCTGATGGATGCCAAACTTATTATCATAAATAAATTGAATAAGATAGAAGGAATAGGTACCTTCTTGGAAGATGAAAATGGTTACCGTGCTACTACACCTGAGGGATTTGTAGCAATCAGAGAGGGAACCGCATTGAAATTAGTTGACAGACTTGAATTTAGTCGTGCCAACTTTACCGCAGCAAAGGATTGGGGATGAATTTTACACAATTTTTAAAAGAAGCAACCACTAAGAAGCCTGGAAAGACTGCTGCTGAAAAGAAAGCAGAAGCACAGGAGGCTGACAATCATGTGGCGATTACTTTCGGTAGGTTTAATCCTCCTCACGCTGGCCATGGTAAACTCCTCGATGCTGTTAAGGCACATGGTGGAGACTCAGGCAATTATAGAATCTATCCGTCACGGTCACAGGACCATAAGAAAAACCCCCTAGGTGCTGACCAAAAGGTTGGACACATGAGGAAGTTATTTCCTAGTCATAAGGATGCTATCCAAAACAATGAAGCACATAGGAATGTCTTTGACATCTTACGTGACATCAATGATGAGGGTAAAGAGCATGTAACTATGGTGGTAGGAGACGATAGAGTAAAAGAATTTGAAAAGATTACATCAAAATATAACGGAATACATTACAACTTCAAAACAATTAATATTAAGTCAGCAGGTAAGAGAGACCCTAAGTCAGAGGATCCAGTTGAGAAACTGAGTGCATCTGGACAGAGGAAGCATGCATCTGGTGACGATTACGATAACTTCCATGCAGGTCTACCTAAAGGTACCAGTAAGAAGTATGGTAAAATCTTAATGTCTGATGTAAAGGCAGGTATGACACCTCCTAAGAAGGACGGTAAGAAGAAGGTTAAAGAATCTGTCTGGGACTATGCTCCTAAGTTAGATTATGATTCCTTCAGAGATTACTATATGCTTAATCAAATCTATAAGGTTGGAGCATTAGTAGAGCATGACGACACAGGATTGCGTGGTCATGTAGTCCATCGTGGTACAAATTATATAATTATGAAAGACGACAAAGATATTGAGTTACGTGCTTGGTTACAACATGTTACTGAGGTAACAGAGGATGAAGCAGCGACCATTGCTAGGGCAGCTGACACATCTAAAGACCAGTCTAACTATTCTGCTGATGATGAGAGTGGAAACACTTGGAAAATCGGAACAGATACATATAGGATAGCACTGCAACAGATGACACCTGGTCAGGGGGTCAAGAAGTTTTCTGACTTCAATGCAGAAATCAGAAATAATAAATAATATCACGTAGAAGACAAACCTTTCTTTTTGGAACAAGACAAATGACATTAGAGATGTTAGTATCGTCTGCTCTTATGGAGTATTCACAGGTAGAGCAGCAGAGAATCCTTATAGCATTAGAGGAAGGCAAAGAGATGCCAACCCCTAGACTTAAGAAGGGACTTGAGAAAATTATGGAAGTCTTAAACACTTGGGAGCCTATCGTAGAAGGTTACGCAGGATTCCCTATTGAAAGAGAACTCATTGATAGAAAGAAGCGTGAGCATGACAAGGACCGTAACATTGGTCGTGTAGTCAGACATGGTAACAACGCTTTCGTTATCAGTGGTAAGAAAGCTGACGGACGTTACATTATCGTCGGCAAAAAAGGAGAGAAAACTGCTAAAGCACCAGAGGATATGGGCTTGCAGACTCAGAAAGAATCTATTGGTATAGACATCGAAATACTTCACAGACAAATGCTTGCCGAAGCCAAGAAGGGCAAGAAAGTGAAGAGATGGTGGGATGATGATGGAGATGGTAAGGGCTATGAGAAGCACGAAGTAAAGAAAGAAGGCTTCGTGTCTAAACTTAAGGAGACAGGTATCTTCTCCGATGAGGAACTGGCTCGTTTAGCGGAGGTTGACAAATGATTAATGAAGTCAACCAAAACGGTAAGTCCAATCAGGAAAACTATCTCAAAACTAAAAAGAAGGGTAACGTTACAGTTAACCCAAAAAAGGAGGATCTAATGTCCGAATTATACACAAAGAATTTACGCAACGCACTGCAAGATATTAAAGAGAAAGCAGTGACCGCAGCAAACGAAACAAAGCAAAAAGAAAAGAAGGCACTTAAGAAGGAAGATCCTCAAGGGGGAGATGTGCAACCACAAAACCCTACATGTGAGGACCATGATGACAGTGGTGTTAAGGCAGAGATTGCTGAGAGAATGCGTCAGCGTCTGCTCCAGCTAACTGCTGACCACGATAGTAAGTATATGCTAGAGAAAAAGTAGTATATATAGAGTACTATACTCGTCATTATTATGACTAAATTCTTACTACCTATTGCTATCAATATAATTGATAAGGCAGTAGACAAAATCCCCGAAGACCTTGAGGATAAAATCAAGGAGTTCGTTATTGCATTGCTTAAGAAAGCTGCTGCCAAATCAGGCAACAAAGTTGACGATCAACTTGTCGCTGCTCTAGAGAAGGCACTACTTTCCTGAGTTTATAAATAAAATATAGGAAACCCGTCCACGGAGAATTAAAATGGCAGTCTTTGGTACAATAGACGCTGCTACGTTTGGCAATACTGTTGCTGTCACGAATGGTGATGCTACTGTTACCAAGAATGCAGCTGATAGCATCGACGTAGGAGACATCATAGTCTTAGATAGCGTTAACTATCTTGTAAAGGAAGTAACAAGTACAACATCAATCGAATTACATAAAGTATATGCAGGTAGCACAGCAGGATCTCTTGCAGGTGCTGTTAGACGTACTGCTCCTAAGGCAGTTGCTGAGTATGTAGTTAAGGGTGGTGATAGTGTAAGTTATGACCTAGTATTCGTTGATACTACAGAGCAATCAATAGCATCAAACAAGACAAGAGGAATCACTGGTCCTGGTTGGTGGCAGTATCAAACTTATGTAACACATAACGGTGACACACGTCACAAGGCAGAATA